TACGACAATGGCGGCAGTCTGCTTGCGTGGGCAACCGACGAGGAATTGACTGACACGAAGCTCCGTTATCAGTTCGACAAAGCCAAACCGTTCCGCAGTCACCATGCCCAGCAAATCAAGATGATCGATGAGCCTGTGCTGCCAACGCGTGACTTGGACGAGTTGTATAGTGAAATCATTCAGTCCATCTCGCCTATTCTTGCATTGTTGAGCGAAAAAAGAGCATCTGCGATCCGTCAATACCTGAAATACCGTCTGCACTACCTGAAAGCCGCCATGGGGTGATAAAATGGCCTATCTGAAATTGATGATGGATGAAAAAGAAATTGCACACCTAAGCGAAGATGGGCAATATCTTTGTGCCAATGAGGATGTGCCGCAGTATCATCTGCCCCTGAACCTTTTCATCGGTGACAAACGTGAAGTTCCATTAGTCGATGTGGTTGTTTGGGCAAAGAAGCGGATCTTTCCGAAAAATCGGATGGACTGCAAGGAAATCCTGAAAATGATGGGCCTGCCTGATTACAATGCTTGGGAAATCGTCAAACGCACCAACGCCTGCCTGATGGAAGACCCCTATTGGCTGCGATTCAGCGAGGATGAAACCTTTGAGGATGCCAGGAATAAATTTAACACCGTATTGCAGAGGCTGTTTCGCAGCATGATTGACACGGAATCAAACGAGGGGTTCTATCACGCTGAAAATGGATGTGTCAATGCAGACAGAGTTCATCCCGAATCATGATCCGGATGTGGAGGGAGAAAGTCGTCAAATCAGATTACCGCAGTTTGCATACAAGGTTTCTTCGTCCATCACGGTAAAGGACGAGCAGAAAGGTAATAAAAATCCTCAGATGGAGCTTGTCTGGGATGAAAAGCAGCAGAAATACGTACTCCAGTATGTCGCTAATACAGAGCAGAGGAGTATTTTCGATAAAGATTTCCAGGAAGAAATGAACGGCGGTTCCGATCAGGAGGGCATCGAGACATCGCCGGAACGTGATTACCTGAATGTGACGCAGATTGCCGGTCCAGTAGCGGACGAGGGTGCACTTCCTGGGGATGTGACAGAGCCGGACAGCGATGCGATTGACGGGGACTACAGAGAAGTAGAATCCGGAGAGGACGAGACAGGCGATTTCGCCGGGGATGCGGATGCAGACGGAGAAAACCTGGACGGAGACCAGGGAACGCTTCCTGATGGCGATAATGAAGCTGATAACGCCGGATATGACTACGAGGATCCGGAAGAGCCGGAGGAATAAGGAGAGAGGAGGGCTGTAATATGGCAAACGGAAGTTACGGGAAATGTGCCGGATGCGGTGCGATGGTGATCTGGGTAAAAACTCAGGCAGGAAAGAATATGCCGTGCGATCCTACGTTACATAATTACAAGATCGACCCGACCGGAAAAGAGAAAATTGTTACTCAGACCGGAAAGGTTGTGACCGGGGTAACCGGAATAGATGCACAGTCGGCGGACGGATTCGGTTACATATCGCATTTTGCCACATGTAAAAGTGCAAATAATTTTCGGAGGAGTAGAAAGTAATGGTTGTAGATATTTTCAACACAGACAGGAAATACCAGACCATATACGCAGACCCTCCGTGGTGGGAAACAGGCGGTGGAAAGATAAAGAGAGGAGCAGATCGGCATTATCAGCTGATGAAAACGCCGGAGATCATCGCTTTGCCCGTTCCGGAGTTAATAGCCCCGGATGGGTGCCACCTTTACCTGTGGGCTACGAATAACCACCTGAAAGATGCCTTTGCAGTTATGGAGGCTTGGGGCTTCCAGTATGTAACGACAATTACCTGGCAGAAAGACAGGGCTGGTCTGGGGCAGTATTACCGTGGAATGACGGAACACTGTCTGTTCGGAACCACCAAAAAAAGACTGCCGTATAAGATTGTGGACGGGAAGCGCCAGCAAGGAGTGACCGGATTCCTGGAAGCTCGCAGAGAACACAGCCAGAAACCGGAACGCATGCGGCAAATGATAGAGACTGTAAGCTATGGCCCCATGATTGAACTATTCGCAAGAGAACAGAGAAGCGGCTGGGATGCCTGGGGCTTGGAAGTCCAGGGGGGGGGTAATTCTATTACTTCTTTGCCCGGGAAAAGAATTGAAAAGGAGTAAATGAGCATGGATTATAAGAAAATGTGGTACATGATGAAAGAGAACTTACTGAGAGAATCACAGCGTAGAGAGCTTGGGACAATCAGAATGGATGCAGCGGATCAGCATCTGAAAATGATGGAAGATATTGAAATTAAGGCGGTAAAAGAGAGCCAGCACGTATGCGAGTGCGGAGGAGAGAAAGCCCATTGCAACCCGAAGCCGGAAAAGGAAACCGGAAATAAACGGGAACCGTGGGGAAAGCCCACATCAGGAAAATGTAAGGATGCAGAAAAACCGGAAGATGGCAAGGACATTCTGAGAAAGATTTTCGGCGATGATTTTGTAAGTGACCTGGAAACTCTGGAAAAGAAAATTACAGAGGGAAAAGAGCCGGTAATCATGGTGGATGGTGATCTGGAGATTCCGGACAAGCTGGAAAGAGCTGCCAGAGAAAAGAATATCTCTATCGCACATGCTCACTGTGAAGCGTTCAGGGTAGGAGCCAGGGTTCCATTTCCGTTCCCGTTTCCTCCTGAATTTCTGAAATAAAACTGAATAAAAAAAACGAGAGTCCAACTCATGCCACCAGGACACTTGTTGAACTCCACGAAACGGTTGAGACTATTGTAAGTCTCTGAGTGGAAATTGTCAAGAGTGAAATGGGAGGTATAGCAAGATGGCGAAAAACGGTAAAACATACAGCATTACAGAAGCTCAGCTGGAGGATATGATAAAAAAGGCATCCGAAGCCGGGGCGGAGGCATACAAGAAAGAGCAGAGCCAGTCTACCAGGAGGAAAGTAGACCGGATGCTCTACAAGACCAAGGTTCTCCTGGAGAAATACACGTGGCTCAAAGCGTATGCTAAAAATTCTGTATACACACTGGAACAGGCGGAAAAGGTCAATGACGGTATGGCAGACATCGAGGTTCTGACAAAGTTCGGTATCTTTGATGATGATAAAACGCTGCACAATCTGAAAAGGGGTGTTATTACTGTCAATATGCTAATGACCCATGTGGACAATATGCTGGAGGTTTACCGGGAAAATTGCGAAAGCTCCGCCTCCAAGACAAAGCAACGCCAGTACAGAGTAGTTTGCAACATGTATCTGGCAGAGGAGAAAAAGACCACAAAGGAAATCGCTGAAATGGAGTGCGAGGAGGTACGCACGATTCAGAATGATGCGAAAGCAGCCAGGGAGGACTTGACAGCCCTTATTTTTGGGTTAGATGGTATTCTGGTAAGAATACTCAGGGAGTAGTGGAGAAAAGGCTACACGAGGCTATAACAAAGCGAGAAAGGCATACCATTTACGTTTTATTTACGTTGAAACTGTATTAAGCAAATGTTATCTTGTAAAAAGCAAGTTTCTACTTGCTGGCTGTTCGTAATCTGATCCGGTAAACAGATTACGCTTGCTCATTTATCCCCTCCGGTGGGGCGGCTCCGGCTTCCCCACCCTGGATATAGAGAACAGTTGAAAGCATGTAGTACAGCTACTCCTACAAAATAAAGTTCCCACAAAAGGGCTGTGCCTGGTCGGCATGGTCCTTTTTGTTTTATCCAGAAAGAGGTGAGAAATAAATGAGCGAATTTGAAAACCCTAATTTACCGGAAAACGTGCCGGAAAAAAGAATTGAAGTTGTCACAATGAGGGTAGGAGACATTAAAACCGGTTTCGGTAATCCGAGAAAAATCGGAAAGAAGAAACGTGAGGAGCTGAAACGGTCACTGGAGCAGTTCGGGGATTTTGGTCTTTTCCTGATTGATGAACAGGACAATGTAATCGCCGGGAACATGAGACACGCTATTCTGAATGAGATCAGCCCGGATCAGGAAGTCACATGTAAACGCCTGGTAGGATATACAGAGGCGGAGCTGAGGGCGATTAACATTAAGGACAACACCCACGCCGGGGAGTGGGATATGGACTTGCTGGCAGACTGGACAGCTGACTTGAACATGGATTTAGGCCTGGACTTGCAGGAGGGCAGCCCAGGAGAGCGGAAGATTAAGGAAATGGAGCTTCTGAATTACGAGAAGTACGATTACGTGATGATCGTCTGCAAGAATGAAATGGATTACAACGAGCTGACCCGTAGGCTGGGAATTGACGGTGCAAAGGTCAAGATCAACGATAAGAAGAAAATCAAAGCAAGGGCGGTGTGGTACCATGAATCAGGATTATCAAGCATGTAAAACCGTTGGGATATATGTTCCATCGTACAAACGCAGCGACCGGATCATGACCTGGAATGTTCTGAATGATTGCACCTATGTAGTCAGGAAATCGGAGGAAGCAGCATACCGGGAAGCCGGTATAACGAAAATTCTTACCGCTCCGGATGAAGAAATCAACAGCCTGGCAAAAGTGAGGCAGTGGATTATTGATAATACGCCGGAGGACATCGTAATCCAGTGCGATGATGATATTTCCCGGATGATCTATAAGGGCAAGAACAACAAAGTTGAAATCGCCGACAAGGACGTTATCGACATGGAGTTTGAGAGGGTAGCACAGATTCTGAGTGATTTAAGGCTTGGGTTTGCTTCCTGCACCATGACCGGGGATGTCCGGAAGTTCAATGCGGAGTTCCTGTTCAAAGGAATCACCGGAGGAATTTGTTGGTTTAATAAAGAGTGTCTGAAAAGCCGGTTCGATAATATGACCTACATAAAAGAGGACACGGATTTTGTTCTCCAGGAACTGTTGCAGAATCGGATCATCATCATTCCGGATTACTTCGGTATGCAGAATGAGTACGACAAGAACGCCGGCGGCAATAATGAGAATAAGAACTCCAGGGCGTTAAACCAGACGGTTGAGTATATGAAAAATAAGTGGGGTAAGTATTACGATCACAATTTCAAAACAAACCAGAGCCGCATAAATGTCAAAAGATAAGTTACCGGAAAGTACAGAAAATGTACAAGATGCTGAAAAGGCAGATTTGACGAAAAATCGGTTGTTTTCGCCTTGAAATCATGTGAAAAACTGCTAAAGTTAAGCTCAAGTTAAGGGAAAACCAAGGCTTGACAATCATTTTGTAGGAGGAATGAGATATGGCATACAATCAGTTAATCACAAAGAACGGACATTCATTATTCACGATGTCAAGTCTCTATCAGAAAGCAATCCGGAGATGCGATGTAAAGGCGGCAGGTTACGCAGCAAATGAGCTGTTCGACCGCTATGAGCATTATCTCTGGAAAAGAACCCTGGTAATCTCAGCAGAGGATTGTTACGGGGAATGTACCCAGGAAATCTTAGCTCTGTACTGGGCGAGCCAGGAAGTGAACAAAGGAAAGAAAGGAAATGACCGGACAAAGATTTTCATAGCAAAGGCAATTACCATTTTGCTGTACCACGCAAAGAGCAGAGATTCCGATTTCTTTGCATGTGAGGCTATGGATGATAAGAACCGGTCAGCCGGAGATTTGAAAAAGTATTTTACCGAGAAAGAGCTTTACGATCTGAACCATGGTATTGATAAGCAAATCAACCTGGAGGAGTTTCAGGAGCTGGACGGCGGTAAGATACCGAAATATGTTTACGACTGCCACACCCTGGAGGGCAAGAGGGCAGGAAAAACAAAAGAGGACTTCATGCGAGAGGAGGAGGCAGACTTACAGTACAAACAGTTGTCTTTCTTCGACCTGGAGGGAATCAAAGGAAATTTTAGTTACGCCTGAGTAAAGGCAGAGAGGAGGAGCCAGCATGATAAAGAAAACAGATCAGGTACGTAGCCTGGTAAGACAGGGGCGTTATAAAGATGCCCTGAGAATTGCAAAAGGTTTCCGGTTAGGAATAACCAGAGAGCAGAGCGACACGATGGTACGTGCGTATGAGTGCATGGTTCATCCTGATTTCTACCGGAGCATAGGCAAAAACACACAGGAGTGCATAGACGGAGGGGTAGCCGTTTTATGTCGGATATTTGGTTCCTGACCGCATAACAAAATAAAGCGAGCATGAAAGCATCTTCTCACACACGGGAGGATGCTTTTTTTCGTAGTAAATTGGTAGGTGGTGAGATGGCAAATGAACAGAACTTAAAGAAGTTCGGAAGCGAGAGGGAACCGAGTGAGGCAGGTCGGAAAGGCGGCAAGGCATCCGGAGCGGCAAGACGGCGAAAAAGAGACATGAAAAACGCTGCAAAGTTGCTTCTGAGTATGCCGGTTACTGGCGAAAACACAATCAAGAATCTGGAAACGCTTGGCTTCGAGGAGGAGGACATGACAAACCAGATGGCCCTCATGGTACGAGTTTTTCAAAAGGCTATGCAGACAGGGGATGTCCGGGCGGCTGAGTTTCTAAGAGATACAGCTGGTTACAATCCGGAAACGAACCTGAAAGAACGGCAGTTCAAGTATGAAAAGGACAAGGCAAATGGTATGAACCAGGAAATAGAAGATACAAGCGATGTGGATGATCTGATATATGGCGGTAAAGAAGAAAAAGACGATACCGTTTAAGTTCGGTCAGAAACACATGGATTATATCTACGCCTGTCAGTTTAATACTTACAACATCCTGGAGGGAGCTGTTCGTTCCGGAAAGACCATTGATAACGTATACGCTTTCGCACATGAGCTTAAAACCTGCCCCGATAAAATCCACCTTGCCACCGGTTCCACCATGGCAAACGCAAAGCTGAATATCGGTGATGCGAACGGCTTCGGTCTGGAGTATATCTTCCGAGGTCAGTGCCGATGGAGCAAATATAAAGACAACGACTGTCTGAGAATTAAAGGCCCGAGTACGGGTTACAAAGAAAAGATAGTCATTTTTGCCGGAGGGAAATCTTCCGACAGTTACAAGAAAATTCGTGGTAACTCCTACGGTATGTGGATAGCCACGGAGATCAATCTGCATCACGACAACACAATAAAAGAGGCTTTCAACCGTCAGCTGGCAGCAAAACGCCGTAAAATCTTCTGGGACTTGAACCCGGAGCATCCAAAAGCGCCGATTTACGCAAATTACCTGGATGTCTACGAGGCGAAAGCTAAAAAGGGAGAGTTGCTTGGAGGTTATAACTACCAGCATTTTAATATCTTCGAGAATGTGAACATCACAAAAGAGCGTTTACGAGAGATTGTCAGCCAGTACGACCAGAGCAGTATCTGGTATATCCGGGATATAGAGGGTAAAAGAAGTATTGCTGAGGGTCTTATTTACGTCAAATTGGCTACTTCCATAGCGGCAAGCGATAATAAATACCTGATGTCCGTTGAGGCTGTAAAAAAGCTGGAAAAGGAAAATCAGTTATTGGATATTAACATAGGCGTTGACTTCGGAGGAAACGGATCCGGTCACGCTTTTGTTGCTTCTACCGCAACCAGAGGATATGAGAAATTGATAGCCTTAGCTTCTGAGTGGCACGATGCAGACGGAACAGACCCTGACGATCTGGCCAGAATGTTCGTTGAATTTGTCAAGAAGATAAAAGCCACTTACGGTAGGGTCACGCATGTATATTGTGATTCTGCAGAACAGGTTTTAAAACAGGGACTACGTTCTGCCCTGATTAAAAACCAGATGGGCGATATTAAGGTTGATAACTCCCGGAAAGAGCAGATCACAAACCGTATTTTCACACTGACAACGCTAACGGCTCAGGATCGGTTTTATTATACCGAGGATTGCGAATCACTCCAGGAAGCTCTCAGCATGGCAGTATGGAATCCAAAGAATACAGAGCTGGAACGTCTGGACGATGGCACGAGCGACATCGACAGCCTGGATGCTTTCGAGTATTCGTATGAGCATGACTGGAAGAAATTCATAAAAGCAAAAGCCGGATAGGAGGTGTGCAGCATTGGCAGTAATAGATTTTTTTAGAAAGGCGTTAAGTAAAATGATACCTAAATCAAACATCGAGAAGCAGTTGAATATTTCAATCGCTACATCGGCAGTCATGGACAGAGGCATAGAACTGTGGTCCATGATGTACGAAAATAATCCACCCTGGAGAGGTGGAGATGCTGGTGTTATACCGCTTAATCTTCCGGCGGCAATTTCAGAGGAAATGGCACGGCTTGTGCTCACGGAGTTCAACATAGAGCTGACGGGAAGTGCAAGGGCTGATTACCTGAATAAACAGCTGAAGAATAACCTGGTAAGCCTCAGCGATCACATGGAGCTTTTTTGTGCGAAAGGCGGCATCTGCTTAAAGCCGTTTATTTCCACGGGAGGAACCATTGATATTGATTTCACACAGGCAGACAGATTTTTCCCTACTGCCTACAACAGCAACAAAGAGATTACCGGAGCGGTATTCGTGGACAGCAAGAGACAAGGCGACTACGTATACACTAGGTTAGAGAGCCACAACCTGAACGGGACGGACTACACCATCGTAAACAAGGCTTTCCGTTCTGAGAGATTGACAGGTCAGGCTCCGGATGATGATTTTATCAGCGTACAGCACCCGTATCAAACGCCTGTTCCCCTGAGTGAAGTTGAGGAATGGGCTTCTCTATCTGAGGAACCGGTGGTAATCAACAACGTTGAAAAGCCGTTGTTTGTTTATATCAAGATGCCAAGAGCAAATAACCTGGATCCGAACTCTCCGTTAGGAACTTCGGTTTATTCCAGAGCCACAGAGGTAATCGAACAGGCAGACAGACAGTTTTCCCGGATTCTCTGGGAATACGATGCTACAGAGGCGGCAATCCACGCATCAGCTGATATGTTCGACAGTGATAAGAGCGGTAAACCAATCCTACCGGCTGGTAGAGAGAGGCTGTACCGTGCTTTTGACTTTGAAAGCAAGGAATCTTTCCTGAAAGAGTACGCTCCGGAGATAAGGTCAGACCCGTTGTTTAAGGGGCTGAATAAATATTTCCAGCGTATCGAGTTCCTGGTCGGACTGTCATACGGTACAATTTCTGATCCGCAGGACATTGAAAAAACGGCTGAGGAGATAAGAACATCGAAACAGCGGTCATATACCGTAGTCTCCAGAATACAGAGTGCATGGGATAATGGCTTTGATGCCCTCATTTACGCTATGGATGTTTTATGCACACTCTACAACCTGGCTCCAGCCGGAGGCACGGAAAAGGCTACCACATGGGGAGACGGGGTTCTGGAGGACACCGACAAAGAGTATCAGAGACGGTGGGCTATGGTGCTGGCTGGCAAGTACAAGCTGGAAAAGTTTTATGCGTGGTATTTCGGATGCTCCGAGGAGGAAGCAAAAGAAATGATACCAGAAGCACCAGCTGGGAATTATCCTCCTGAAGAATAGGAGGTGCTGCCATGCTGACACCTGAATATCTGGAGGCGTGTGCTGACAGCGTTCTGGGTATCTATGATGAACTCAATATTAAGATTGTTGAGGACATCGCCCGTAGGATTGCGAAAACCGGAACCGTGACCGATTCTGCAAAATGGCAGATTAAACAAGTCCAGGAAGCTGGAAAGCTAATGGACGAGATCACACATGAGGTTGCAAGCATAACTGGATTCTCAGATGCCTACGTAAAAGAGCTTTTTAATGATGCCGGGGTAGCTTCCCTGGAATATGAGAGCAAATTCGTTACCGAGGCAGGTTTAACTCCGGTAACGCTGAATACATCCCCAGCCATGATGCAGACCTTAGCGGCGGCAATCGAGAAAACACAAGGAAACCTGAACAACCTAACCGGAACAACAGCTGTTGCATCACAGAGTTTGTACCTGGAATCTACCAACATGGCATACATGCAGGTAACTTCCGGGGCTTTTCCGTATCAGGAAGCCATAAAACAGGCAGTCAGAGCGGCAGCAATCGAGGGAAGCAAGGTTTATTATTCCAACGGTCACAGCTCAAAACTGGATGTCGCTATTCGCCGGTCCTTATTAACCGGAGTAAACCAGACAGCCGGACAGCTTACGGAAATGTACGCTGATGATATGGCTTGTGACTATTACGAAACATCCGCCCATGTAGGAGCCAGAAACACCGGAGCCGGTTATCTGAATCACGAGAGTTGGCAAGGACAGGTTTTCTGCATATCCGGGAAAGACCATAGGTACCGGCAATTTGAGGAGGCTACCGGGTACGGAACCGGAGGAGGCTTGTGCGGATGGAATTGCAGACACAGTTTCCACATGTTCTTTCCTGGGCTTTCAAAGCCGGCATACAGCAAAACCACATTGTCCGGGTACTCGAACAGAAAGCACACCTACAAAACACCATCAGGAGAAACGCAGATCCTGGACGAGTACGAATGTACCCAGAAACAGAGAGCTTACGAAAGGTCGGTTCGGGAATCCAAGACGATCCTGGCTGGATATGATGCTGCTATAAAGGCGGCTCCGAACGCTACTCTCGAAAACTCCATGAAAGAGGAATTTGCTGCAGAGAGTGTAAAACTGAAAAAGATAGAAGCGGAAATGAAAGATTTCTGCAAACAGACCGGGAGACCGGTCGATTCTGCCAGAACCCAGGTATATGCCGTAAAGGATGATTCCGGCAGAATTGTTAATTTTGGTAGATCAGTCAGCCAGAAAGCTGTCTGGGCTAATAAAAAATCAAGATAGGAGGTAAAAAGCTATGATTATCACAGGAATGGCGCATTTTCAGAGTGTCGCACAAAAGAAACTCGTTGAATGGTATCACAAGAACAGACCGGAGGTTCAGATCGACCTCGGAAATGTATTTGTGGTATGGTCTTGTAAGACTTTGCAAAATTACAAATGCCTGGTATCCACTACAGTTAGTGGCGATGGTATCTATGCGGAGTATACCTACAACGGTGACAAGCAGGAGTTGTACGAGGATGTGTATGGGAAAATTACCAATACATGCCATACAGAAGAATAGGAGGTAAAACCAAAATGAAGAAACTGTTTATTTCACAGCCAATGAGAGGCAAAACGGATGAAGAAATCCTTGCCGAGAGAAAAAAAGGCTATCGAAAGTGCAGAGAGAAACCTTGGAGAACCGGTTGAAGTGATTGATTCATTCTTCCAGAACGCTCCGGCGGATGCGAGACCGCTCTGGTTCCTGGGAAAATCCCTGGAGTTGCTGTCTACAGCCTCTTGCATACTTCGCCAAAGGATGGGAAGATGCAAGAGGCTGTAGAATTGAAAACCAGTGCGCTATCGAGTACGGCATTGAGGTTATCGAGGATTACACAGAGAAGTAGGGAGGAGGTGATCCTGCTATCTCCCAGTCATGGGTTAAATGACAGGCTCATTCAGGCATTTTACCTGGTTTAAGTAACAAATTATCACGGAAGCGGAAATAAAGCCTCCACGGGCTTATCACGCATCCACAAAGCAACCTACAACAAAATATTTCCCAGTTAAAACCGGGTGGTTTCCTTTTCTGGAGACTTCCCGTTTTTATTTGCCCTGGAGGAATGGCATATAAACTACTCAATTTGCCCCGGACATGGCACATAAACTGTTCAAATTTCCGGTCATGGGCGGACATATCCCATGATAGCAGAGCCGGAGTGAACCGGCATATAAACAAAATCAGCGAATTAAGGAGGTACACCATGTACGAATTTTTGAAGAAACTTTTTGGAACTGTAGACGGACAGCCGGAGGCACTGACCTATGAACAGCTGGAGGAAAAGATCAAAGGCGATAAAAACCTGAAAATCGTAAACCTGACGGACGGTGGTTACGTTGCCGAGGATAAGTTCAGAGCAAAAGAGACGGAGCTTACCGGAGTGAAACAGCAGCTCACGGATGCCAATACCACAATTCAGTCCCTCAAAGATAAGGGAGCTGATGTGGATAAGGTCACAAAGGAATGGGAGGACAAGTACAACAAGGACACCCAGGACTTGAAAGACAAGCTGACAGCCCAGGAACGCTCCCATCAGACGGATATGTTCTTATCTGGCTACAATTACACTTCCAAAGCGGCACAGGCCGGTATCAGAGCAGAGTTTGAGAAAAAGAACTACGCACTGGAAAACGGTCAGTTCGGAGCGGATGCTACTGCCTACATGAAATCGCTCATGGAGAGCGACGATTACAAGGGTGCGTTCGTTATCGAGGACAACAACAATGGCGGTCAGGGAGGCCAGGGAGGAAGCGGAGCCGGAGGACAGGGTACTCAGCCTCATTTCGCATCCGGAACCAACGGAGGCACCGGTGGTGCTGGTGGAAATCAGAATCCGTTCCTGAACATGGGCTTTACCCGTTTAAGACAGCCGGAAAACAACAAATAAGGAGGATCTAAAGAATGGCAGCATTAAACTACGCAAAGCAGTATCAGCAGGCACTGGAGCAGGAGTTCCCTTATGTTCTGTACTTCGGAGCCCTTTTCAACACACCTAACAACGGTCGTTACCGCTGGGTAAACTCCAACGTGATTGAGGTTCCTACAATCACAACGACCGGTCGTACCGATGGCAACAGAGATACTATCGGCGAGAAGAAACGTAACTACAACAACTCCTGGACACCTCTGCAGGTTACCAACCACAGAACATGGTCTACTCTGGTACATCCCCGTGACATCCAGGAGACCAACCAGGTAGCAAGCATCGCTAACATTACCAGGGTATTCAACGAGGAGCAGAAATTCCCTGAAATGAACTGCTATCTGATTTCCAAGCTGTATGCGGACTACACAGGAGCCGGAAAAACAGCAGACAAGACCGTTCTTACCACAGACAACGTTCTGGAGGTATTCGATGCCATGATGACTTACATGGACAACAAGAGAGTTCCGAGAGCTGGTCGTATTCTGTATGTAACACCTGATACCAGAACCCTCATTACCAACGCAAAGCAGATTGTCAAGACCCTTGACGTAAGCAAGCGTTCTGAGGCAGTTAAGAGAGCGATCACTTCCATTGACGAGGTGGAAATCCCTGACAGCGTACCGTCCGATATGATGAAAACGGCGTATGATTTCACAGAGGGTTGGCAGGTAGACACCGCCGCAGACCAGATCAACATGTGTCTGGTACATCCTCTGGCGGTCATTACTCCTATCAACTACGAGTTCGCACAGCTGGATCCGCCTTCCGCTGGTTCCGAGGGCAAGTGGGATTACTTCGAGGAATCCTTCGAGGATGTGTTCCTGCTTCCTAACAAAGTTGATGCAATCGCATTCAACATCACACCTCATGCGTAAGAGCTGGTAAACAATGATTAAAGTGACGGGAGCCTGTTATGGCTCCCTTTGTCACGGAATGGAGGAAAATATGTTAAAAGCAAGAAAAGCAAACAGAGTTATCCGCATCCCTGATGAAAAAAAGGATGCCTATGCCGCACTTGGTTACAAGATTACCGATATGAACGACAAGGTTGTGGCTGAGCCTCACAATGCGGAAAAAGAGGCTGAAACATTAAAGACCCAGGTTACCGACCTGGAAACAAAGCTGAAAGAGGCTGCCGAGTACGCAGAAAACGCCGACAAGAAGATTGAGGCTATGGAAGCGGAAAACGCAAAGCTGAAAGAACAGGTTACCGACCTGGAGGCTAAGCTGAAAGAGGCTACTGCAAAGACAAAGGAAACCAAACAGGCAACCGGAGGTTCTGAGGCTGGCAAACAGGCTGATTCCGGTAAACAGGCAACCAAATAATAGGGAGAGTGATTTAAGATGCTCCAAGAGGCTATAACAAGTCCATACGTGGACTACAACTACTACTCTGAAACATACGGCGGTAATAAAATACCACAGGACAGCTTCGATGCGTGCGAAAAACGTGCCGAGGCTGTTTTACATAGAATCTCTTTTGACAGGGTTAAGCGGCTCCCTGAAATCCCGGACATGGTAAAGGATGCTATCTGTGCGATGGCTGAAATTGATTACCAGGAGGAGAAAAAAACGCCAGGAGTAAAGTCGGAAAATTCAGATGGGTACGCTGTCACTTACGCAGATTCCGGAAATACAACCGGAGCATCTGGCAGAGTGGCTTTAATGTATCAGGAGGCCAGCATTTACCTGGGAAATACCGGCTTATTATACAAAGGAGTATCGAAAAAGTATGATTGTGAACAGTGACATTACCGTTTTCAATAAGCGGTATGACAGAACCGAACGCACAGAAAGGTTCTATGGCACACAAATCAGAGGGGTTAGCTTTTATTCCAGGAAAGGTACATCATCCGGAAGCAAGGAGCTGTCGAAAAGCGATGCCTACACAATCCGGATTCCGGCAGACGCCGACACATCCGGGAAGAAATACGCAGATCAGAAAGCGTATTCGGAACTGGATGATAAGGTTTTCTCTGGTTACTGGACGTTGCAGCCTGGAGCAATCATTGTCCAAGGGCTGGTTGACCTGGAGACAGCAACAGAAACGGAGCTGAGACAGTCATATCCGGAAGTGATTTTTGTTAGGAATTTTACAGACAACCGGAGCAGAGGCTCTTCGAGCATGAAGCACTGGAGAGTAGGTGGTGAGTAGTGGCAATCACGGTGACAACACCGAGAGGGCAGATTATACGGACAACCACGAAAAGCGGAGCTGTAAAGGCAGAGCTTAGCTGGAATCCGAACTTTGCACCTCAGAAATCACAGAACTTCACAAGGGCTCAGAAGTTTGTTGACAGCGAGGTACTGAGGTACTGTAGTGCCATGGTTCCTTTTCAGACCGGTATGCTGGACAAATCCGGAAAGCTGGGGACGGTAATTGGGAGCGGAAATGTTCAATACATCGCCCCATACGCCAGAACACAGTATTATGATACGGCAACGAGCAGACCGTATGATGCAAACAGGGGAGCCAAATGGTTCGAGAGAATGAAAGTTGCCTACAAGAAAGACATACTCTCCGGGGCAAAGAAACTCATGTAACGGAGGTTTTATATGGCAAAAGCAGATTCTATTATTGATGCACTGGAAAAGTATTTCATAGGGTGCGAATTGCTGAAAGACGGGGCTTTAAGGGTTGACTACCTGGGGGAAAAGCCGGTGGAATATACCATTGAGGTCCTGCCTTGCGATCCAGTTGTAAAGAGGTATCTCGGAGGAAGTACCGTCCGGCAATACCTTTTCGCATTCGGATCCAGGGAATTTTACAGCCAGGAACGCCTGCAGAACATCCAGAACAGTGCATTTTATGAGCTACTTGCAGACTGGGTGGAAACAAGGAGCATGTCCGGGATTCTTCCGGAACTTCCGGACGGAATGGAAGCTCAGCAACTCGAAGTGGTATCATCCGGGTATTTGTTTGATGGATCAATGACAAACGCCCGGTATCAGATACAGTTAAGATTATTATATTTTAAGGAGGCATGAACATGGACACAAGCAGAAATGTTGTCAAAAGACATCAGTTTGCCGACTACCTGAACACTCAGTCGGCAGACAAACCTAACTATTGTCTCATGGGTGTAGGTTTCACATCGCTGAATGAGGAACCTGGAGCCCAGACAGAATCCAAGAAGTACGTCAATGAAAAGGCATCGTCCAAATCCGTGACCGGATATGAGACGGTGTTCCCGTTTGAATCCGACCTGATCCCGGAACAGGAGCCTATCCTGGCGTTGTACAATGTAGGTAGAAACCACTGCACAGGTTCCGAGGCAGAATTTGAGTATGTCAGAGTTGAACTCTGGGAGCCGGTAGCAAGCAAAGAGAACGAATTTGCAGCAAGAAAGTTTATTGTTTCCGCAGAAATCTCCGAAGTGTCTGGAGATACAGACATTCAGGTTTCCGGAAACCTCAATGCAGTAGGCGATCCGATTGACGGTACTTTCAACACACAGACAAAGACCTTTACTGCCGCAACAGAAAGTGCGGGAGCAGGAACAGGAGTATAACACGAGACCGCCTAAAAAGCGGTCTTTTGTTTTATTATTAGCATTTAATCCATAGGAGGTACGATTTATGAGAATAGTGGTATTAGGAAAAGAGCTGGAGTATGATTTCTTCGATGCTGATCTTCTGGAGAAGTACGAAAAAGAAAACCTCAGAGTAAAGGAAAGAATCCAGGAACCTACACAGTACGCAGGAAAGACAACAGCTGATTCACTGAGAATCCAGTGCGGCATTGTGAATGATTTCTTCGATGAAGTCTTTGGTAAAGGAATGTCTGAGGAGCTTTTTGGTGGCAAAAACAATATCAAAGACCACATGGAGGCTTTTGCTTCTGTGGCTGATGCTGCCATGAACTGTAACAGCGAGCTTAACGCTCTCACGGAGAAGTACAGCCCGAACAGAGCTGAACGAAGATCGGCTGAGAAGCAGAACAGCAAGAATTTCAACAGAAACGCCGCATACCACGGTAACAAAGGCAAACACCACTAATGAACATTCTGGTTGATACCTTACCGGAGAGCGTTGCAGTATGCGGAGAGAAGTACGAGATACGTACTGACTTCCGCATAGCCATCCTGTTTGAAATGCTTATGCAGGATGCAAGCATAGACCCAAAGGATAAGGCAGCGAAAGCCCTGAATCTGTTTTTTCCGGTTATTCCTGGGAATCTCCAGGAAGCAACAAAGGCTATGCTGTGGTTTTACAAATGCGGCAAAGAGGAGAACCCACAGCGTAAGAAGCTGAGTGCAAAAAAAGGAAAGACCAGGGTTTACTCATTCGAGTATGACGATGATTATATCTATGCCGCTTTTATGACACAGTACAGCATTGACCTCCAGGACATAGAGTACATGCACTGGTGGAAATTCAGAGCCATGTTTAACTCCCTGACAAATCAGAATGAATTTGTCAAGATCATGGAGTACCGGAGCATCGAGATAAAGAGTGACATGCCGAAAGAACAGCAGTCGTTCTACCGGAAAATGAAAAGGCTGTACGCTTTGCCGAATCCTGGAAACGAGGACGAAAAGCTGGCAGAGATCGAAAAAGCTCTCCTGAAAGGCGGAGACCTTAGAGGTGTGCTGTAGTAGGGAGGCGGTAACTATTGAGAAAATAGAAAAAAATAAAATGAACCGGGTAGAGTGCCCGGACTGCAATTACAAGATGCCTATTTTCTTTTCGGATAAGGCAGAATGTACCGGAGTGATGGTTTCCTGCAAAGGGAGAAACTGTCACTCCATTTTTGAAGTAAAAATTAAACACGGAAAACAGATCAAGTAGTGCCATTATGAGCCGATGATTTCAAGCCCGAAAGAGAGGTGAGAACGTTGGCTTATGATGGCACACTAAAATTTGATACAAGTATTGACAGTAAAGGCTTTCAATCCGGGATAGACGGAATAGGAAGCATAGCCGAAAAGGGCTTAAAGGCGACAGGTGCCATCCTGGCCGGAACCGCAACTGCAATAGGAGCTATCGGTGCAGCCTCAGTAAAGGTTGGCTCTGATTTCGAGGCTTCCATGTCAAAAGTAGCGGCAATCTCAGGAGCTACGGGCGATGATCTGAAAGCATTAACCGACAAGGCAAAGGAAATGGGTGCAACTACCAAGTTCAGTGCTTCCGAATCGGCGGATGCTTTGCAGTACATGGCTATGGCTGGCTGGAAAACAGAAGATATGCTGAACGGCTTAGAGGGTATTATGAACCTGGCAGCCGCATCCGGCGAGGACTTGGCGACCACCTCAGATATTGTTACCGATGCCTTGACGGCGTTCGGGTTATCCGCAGAGGATTCCACACACTTTGCGGATGTATTGGCACAGGCATCCTCTAACGCAAATACTAACGTTGGAATGATGGGAGAGACGTTCAAATACGTAGCTCCGGTAGCTGGTGCTTTAGGATATACAGCGGAAGATACAGCCCTTGCAATCGGGCTTATGGCAAACTCCGGAATTAAGGCAAGCCAGGCAGGTACTTCCTTGCGTTCCATCATGTCACGTATGGCAAAACCGACCAAAGAGGTCCAGGGAGCCATGGACAAGCTGGGAGTATCACTAACAGACAGCAACGGCAACATGAAATCACTTAATGAAGTGATGGGAGATCTGAGAAATGGTTTCGCTGGTCTGTCAGAGGCTGAGGCGGCAGAAATGGCAGCCGCTCTTGGCGGACAAGAAGCGATGTCCGGCCTACTTGCTATTGTAAATGCTTCCGATGATGATTTTGATAAACTGTCCGATGCTATTTATTCATGTGACGGCGCAGCAAAGAGAATGGCTGACACCATGAACGACAACCTGCAAGGTCAGATCACAATCCTAAAATCAGGATTAGAGGGGCTTGGTATCTCTCTGTATGAGAACATGGAAGCTCCGCTGAAAGAGGTTGTAAAAGAAGCCCAGAACATGGTACAGCAACTCCAGGATGCGTTTAATAACGGCGGACTGGATGAAGTTGTTTCTACGGTCGGGGATATTTTCGCCAAGATCGTAGAGAAAGCCGCATCGGCAGCCCCGGATTTGATAGACGTAGCTTCCGACATGATCCAGTCGTTCTTGACTGGCATAAATAACAATCTACCGAATATTGCTTCTGCAGGAGTAGATATAGTAACATCCCTTGGCTCAGCCCTGATTGAAAACACAGGATTACTCTGGAGTACCGGAGTAGCGTTGCTGGCTGAGGTTCTTTCCGGATTGGCGGACAACATGCCACAGCTGGTAGAATCAGCGAAAGATGCGTTGTCGCAATTTGGTTCCGCCCTCGTGGAATATGCTCCGTCCATCGGAGAATCGGCGGCAAAAATAGTATCATACCTGGCAAGTGCGGTCATTGAAAATCTGCCTCAGATCATCGAGGTAGGAAAGCAGATTGTCCAGGGATTTATAACAGGAATTGAACAGGAGTTCCCAGGTCTGGGAACTTTTTTAAGTGGATTATTTGATGGTTTCGCATCCACACTGGCACCGATAGCTCAGACTGTCGTAGATGCCCTGAGTAATATTTTCTCTGCTCTTGATGGAGCAGATCCGGAAACCATGGAGGCACTTGGCAAAGCGATCGGAACCATAGCCGCATCCATAGCGGCACTGAAAGTAGCTTCTGAGGTAGTCGGAGGAGTTAAGAGCCTTTTGAGTGTACTTGGTGGTTTTGGAAAAACTGCCAGAAGCATCATAGGCATAGTACCGAAAGTGGTAGAGGGATTCCAGTTATTATCCGGAGGAGCCGGAACATTCAGTGAAGTTCTCGCCCTAGAGTTCCCGAAACTCGCCGGAATCGTAACAAAGGTAACCGGTTCATTCGGTACACTTGTAAGTACCATATCTGGAATATTTACAAAGATAGGTGCGGTTGTAGGTCCGGCTATTTCAAAGATAGCAAGTCTGATTTCCAGTATAGGTCCTACCATAGCCGGAATAGGAGCCGTAATTGGCGGAACCGTCATGGCGGTAACGAACTTCTTTGGTATGCTCAAAGACGGTTTCAGCTGGGTAAAAGAAGCTCTGATGGTGATCGGAACTGCCATAGCTGCCGTAGGTGCTGTAATTCTCGGTGCACCTGCTTTGGTAGCCGCAGTCGTAGCCGGAATTGTAGCCGCAGTCGCTACCCTGGTTGTGGTAATCAAAGACCACTGGACGCAAATTGTCGATTTCTTCAAGGGAATACCTGACAAAATCGGTGAGGTAGTGGATTCTGTCGTAGCCTGGTTCCAGGAACTTCCTGGGCGAATTTCAACCTGGCTGACAAATACCATAACGGCGATTTCTGAGTGGGGTTCAGAACTTTACACGAACATCACAACTTTCGTAAGTGAAGCTATATCGGCGGTCGGAGACTGGTTCTCTCAGCTACCTTACAAAATCGGGTACGCACTCGGTACAGCCATAGGCACGATTATCCAGTGGGGTATCAACGTAAAAGACTGGGTAACAACCGAACTTCCAAAAATCATACAAAGCGTTGTAGACTGGTTCGCCCAGCTTCCAGGAAGAATCTGGACTTGGCTCGTAGGCGTGGTAAATAATATCATCGCCTGGGGTCAGAATATGTACACCACGATAACCACGGCTGCCACAAACGCCGTTAATTCGGTTATAAACTGGTTTTCACAACTTCCGGGACGTATCTGGACTTGGCTGGTAAATACCGTCAATAACGTAATTCAGTGGGGACAGAACTTATACTCCACAATGACCACGGCTGCCACAAATGCAATTAACAGCGTAACGAGCTGGTTCCAGCAATTACCGGGTAAAATCTGGACTTGGCTGGTAAACACGGTAACGAAAGTCGGGCAGTGGGCGATCGACCTGAAGAATAAAGGTGTCGAGGCGGCTCAATCCCTCGTGAACGCCGTAATTGATGGGGTTTCTTCTTTACCAGAAAAAATGAAAGAAGTCGGAGTGAACATCGTGAACGGTGTCTGGAGCGGAATTTGCAGTGCAAAGGATAAATTCGTAAGCGATGTCAAGAGTTTCTTCTCCGGAATCGTAGACGGTGTAAAGGATGCCCTGGACATCAATTCCCCGTCAAGGGTAATGAAAAAAGAGGTAGGTCGCTGGATTCCTCCTGGTGTTGGAGAGGGCATTGAGGAAGAAATGCCCGAACTGTACGACCAGACAGACGAGGAAATGGCGAAGCTGGCGGAACACATGCAGGCGGCAGTCGATGTGGAAACCGGAAAAATAACGGTTCGCTCCAAAGCTCAGGCAGAGCATACAGCTGATACCGAGATGCCGACAGGTGGAGATACCTATATTGACGAGCATATCGAGCAGGAAAATAACTACCATACACCGGTGGCAACGCCGAGTGAGGTATCAAAGGCTCAGAGAGAAGCAGCAAGGAAATTGTTAGGAGGTGTGAAATAGTGGCAAATTATATAGACTTTACTCTCGAATGTAACGGAATGGCTCTTACTTTTGGTAAGTCCGGATCCGGAGAGAAAAGAGAGTTCGGTATAACCAAAATTACCGGTCTGGAAGCATCAGAGCTTGAAATCAGCACCACAGACAACGCACTTGTTGACGGTTCCTCAGTGGATGGAAAGCGTATAAAAAAACGCCCCATCCACATAGAGGCAACTCTGAGAGACGACCGGAATAACGAGACAAACCGGCAGCGGATTATTAAGTTTTTCAATCCAAAATACACCGGGAAAATGACAATAGACCATAGCGGCACAAAAAGAAATATCGAGTACGAACTGGAGGGCTGGGATTTCGTTGCAAAAAGTAACGTATTTAACCAGCTCTCTATCGTTGTAGATCTCATGTGCCCGGATCCGATGATGAAAAATATTGACAACTTCGGCCAGAACATGGCGAACATCAGTAAATTGATAGCTTTCCCGTGGCGGTGCCTGAAGAAGAAAGTAGTAGTTCCGGATCCATACAAAGGACTGTGCCTCGGTGGGAACATTACCGGGTATAGAACGCTTTCAAAAGAGGTTCTGCTTCCGAATGATGGACACGTGCCGACCGGATTGCAGATACAATTTATTGCCGAAAGAGGCCCGGTCACAAACCCTAAAATTACGCTGGTACGGACAAAGAGTGGGGAAAACGGCAAGTTTATGAGAGTTAAGGTAGCCATGAACCAGGGAGACATTCTTCTGGTTGATACGAACACCAGACACCAGGTTATTGAGCTGAATGGCGTAAACGTATACCAGAAAATCGACAGATTATCAACGCCGTTCCTGCTTGAAGTAGGAAATAACTATCTGGAGTACGATGCTGATGAAAACTACACAAACCTGGACGTTAAGCTGTTCTATACTCCGTTCTATCTGGGGGTGTGATTATGCAACTTATTGTTTTGGACAAAGATTTTGAAACCCTGGGTAGCATACCTCTTTTCCGGACATTGATCTGGGCGAGACGGTATGAAAAGCTGGGGTGTTTTGAACTTTATACGTCAAAAGAGTATTTTCCGCTTCTGAACGCAGGACAGTATCTGTACCGGAACGATGCAAAGGAGCTGGGCGTGATTGATGAAGTAAATTACTCCCAGGATGAAAATGGAGCCAGAGAAGCCTATGCAAAAGGCAATTTTGCAGAAAAGCTCCTGACAGACAGAGTAATAGCCGGGACAATAACCCTAAGCGGAAACGTTGAGGAAGCCATGAGGAGGCTTGCTGATACTTCGGCTATAAATCCTACCGATGCAGACAGAAAAGTGGCCCATTTGAAGCTGGGAAGCCTCACAGGCATATCCGGGAATATCAATATGCAGGCTACCGGAGACAACGTAAGTGAAAAGCTGTACGAAATTGGCAACACAAAGGAAATCAGCCACCGGATAAGGTACGATTTCCTAACGAATGACCTCGCATTTGAGGTATGGCAAGGCGTTGACAGGAGAGATAGCCAGGAGGAAAACAGCTGGGCTATCTTTTCTAATTCTTTCTACAATATCCGGAATGTAGTTTACAACCGCAACCGCAGTTCCTATAAGAACTTTGCCTATGTTGCCGGAGCTGGCGAGGGTTCCGACCGGATCATCATCACGGTTGATGCTCGTCTACCCGGAGAGGAAAGAAAAGAAATCTGGGTTGATGCCAGGGATTTACAGCAAAAGGACGAGGACGGTAACGAGATTCCTCTGGAGACCTACAAGCAGCAACTCGACCAGAGGGGCAGAGAAAAACTGGCAGAGTACCGGATGGTAGAGACCATAAACAGTGGTGTAGATTACCAGGCGAACCTTGTCTATAAAAAGGATTTTGACCTGGGAGACTACTGCACCTATATAAACACAGAAGTCAATATTGCAACGGATAAACGTATCACGGAGGTAATGGAGACTTACGAGGGAGCGGCTACTGAGTTGGCTGTGACCTTTGGAACTGATGAAGTATCAACAGTACAACAGCTTATCAAAAGGGAGGTGTAAAGAGTGTCACTGAGATACGGTTATTTTGATTCTGAAATAAACGGCTATGACGAGGAGGGTATGCCTATCTTTGATAGAGCTGAATCCTCCGATTTTTTGGCGATGTTTATTTCAAAAATTATTAGCGATGGTGTCCTGGCAGATCCGGCAGACTGTTTCCAGGTAGTAGCCGGGGATGGGATGAACCTGATAGTCCGCCCTGGATTTGGCATAATTCGAGGTAGATTTACGGCAGACACACAAGAATACACAATTACGCTTTCAAAAGCTCCTACAAGCTATAAACGCATTGACAGGGTAGTTTTGAGAGCAAACTATCTACTCAGATTGTGTGAAATCATCGTAAAAGAGGGAACACCAGATGCGAACCCGGTACCGCCAGAGCTTTTACAGCCGGCATCCGGGGATTATTACGAGTTATGCTTGGCAACGGTTCTGATAAATTCAAACCAGACTGTTATCACACAGGCAAATATCACAGATACCAGATATGACAGTAGCGTATGCGGAGTTGTTACCCAGGTTATCGACCACCTGGACACCTCCGTATTTTTTAAGCAGTTGTATCGGTTTTATGACGAATTTGTTGACCGGTCCAATACCTCTTACGAGGAATTTGTTAAGCAGATGGAAGCATACCTGGCAAAACTCGAAACTTCCGGGAATAATCAGCTCCTGGACATTGTGAATCAGCTTACGGCGTTTGAAAAAAGCTCTGAAGAACAGTTCCGGGAATGGTTCGACAACGTAAAAAACCAGCTTTCAGAGGATGTTGCCGGGCATCTGCAACTCCAGCTGGACAATCACGAGGAAAGAATCCAGCGTTTGGAGCAGATTGTAGAAAGCGGTGAAATGGAAACTGCACTTGCAACGGCAGGAGGCGAGGAGCTTGCTACCGATGCTGGTGAAGTTATAGCTGCCTTTTGGCGGTATCAAATCATTTAAGGAGGTACACAATGAAAAAAATCGGTGAATTACCTGCAATCACAGACGTCCCGGCCGGGAGCTTGCTGATTGTAAACACGGAAAACGGCACAAAAAAAATCACTTATGAGGATTTGTGCCAGGCGGTTAAAGCAACACTCGGCATACCTACGGTGGTGCAGAGTATCGACATCACAGAACCTGGGAATATCCCTGATGGTCCGGTTATTAAAGCGGCCTTTGATTCTGTGAATGATCTTCTTCTCGGAGCGGCTACGTACAGTGCTGGAAAAGAGATCGAAATGTCCTGGGCGGAACTCCGGGCAAAGATCAAGACAGAGGATTTTTCCGGATTGCATATCGGGGATTATAAAGACATCGTTCTGTCAACCGGAGAGGAAGCAAGGGTTGATCTGTCCGGATTCAATACGTACATGAATGTAGGGGATACGGCTATTCTTACAGAACCGCATCTCTATTTTACGTTCAGGGATTGCCTAAAGACTACGTATCAGATGAACTCAAGCAATACAAATGCCGGAGGTACAGCGGCAGCGGCTCTTACGGCTACAGTAAACACGACCATTTATAACACGCTCCCGGCAGATCTGAGAGCTGTTATGAAAGAGGTACGCCGACTGGAAAACAACAAAGGAACCTGGGCGTGGGCTTCGAGAAAACTGTGGTTGCTCCAGGAAACAGAGGTGTTCGGAAGAAATAACTGGTCCGATGGCTATGATGGCGGAGGCATCCAGCTTCCTATTTTTGCTCACTCATACAGACACATTGTTAAGGGACTTGGCAAAGGAGCAGCGGAGCGTGGTTCTCGTGCGAGCTGGTGGTTGGCATCTCCGCACGCCAGCAACACCACCCCCTTCTGCTTTGTCAGCGACGACGGCGGTGCCGGCAGCTACAACGCATCCAACTCGTTTGGCGTAGCCCCTGGCTTCATAATCTCTTAATCTTCCAATCTCGCCCCCTTGTGGGGCGGTTGGAAGATGGAGGAGGAATAAAGTAAATGAGCGTATTGAAAAATAATAGAGGTACGTCAGAGCTGGAATTTTACCATACAGCGATAAAGTTACGTAAAGAGATTACCCAGAACCTATTACGGGATTTTGGTGTAAAAAATAGGGATGCAGTCAGATCAAAGAATTTCCCGGATGATGAATTGCGAGTAAAGATAGTCCAGGAGTACCCGAAAATGGAATTGTTTTTCAACAAGTACACCCGGATGCAGGAAGAAATCCGCACTCGTGACGTTGTATCGGAATATCCATACTGGCTGGTTTTCCGGTTCCGGGATGAAATGATGGATTTGCTGAAACAGCTTATTGATAATATCACGGATGCAAACAGTATTTACCCGATAAATCTGCATGAGCTGGAAGTGAGGCGAGACTATCAGACAGCAGCAATCGGAGCATGTGAAAAGATGCTCCAGGAATTACAGTATATCATCGAGGTACTGCCGGTCGATGCAAATAAACTACTCCGGTATGTGGATATGATAGACAAAGAGGTTGCCCTTTTGAAAGGATGGAGAAAGGCGAATGGTAAAATTGCTAAACGCCTGGACAAACAACAGGAGGGAAACCAAAAACAAAAACCATCAAAGTGCAAAAACCAGCCGTAACAGGCTGTTTTTGAGGTTATTTTCTGTACGTGGTTCTCGTACGAACTGGTGGTTGGCATCTCCGAACGCCAGCAACACCACCAACTTCTGCAATGTCAACAACAACGGCAATGCCAACAACAACAACGCATCCAACTCGTTTGGCGTAGCCCCTGGATTCTGTGACGGCGGACTATGATTAGGTTTGTGAACCGTTCCGCTGTATCTCGGAAGGAGAAAATAACCGTCCCGAAAGGGTGAATTTGCTCAGCTGTTCTCTTATGCCCGGAGAATGGCTCTTGCTTGATATAAGCAGTCGGACGCTGCTTGCATGGCATGAGGTCTGTGCTTATCCTCATGTTTCATGGCTGGTCTTATTACGCAGATAGAGTAAGCACACAATCTGTACAAGGAGGTTAGGGCATATTTTTAAGACAATATGACAAGTGAAGAAAGAAAAGAAGCTCGATACCAGAGGAGAAAAGCATCGAGACAGAGGAGACGTGAGGAACGGTTAAAGGAATATGACGATTTTGACCGGGTTAAGGATGCGAACAACCTCATAACTGCCTTTAAGAAATCAAAATCCGGAGTTGACTGGAAAGCATCCGTACAGCGGTATGAAATGAATCTGCTCAGGAATATCAACAACACCGTAAAGGCGTTGGAATCCGGAGAGAATGTGTCGCAAGGGTTTATTGTTTTCTGGTTGTGCGAAAGAGGAAAACTACGTCTGATAAAGAGTGTTCATATCTGGGAAAGGGTAATACAGCGTTCCCTATGCACCAATGCATTGGTTCCGGTTCTGCAGACTGGTTTAATCTACGATAACGGAGCCAGCATGGAGGGAAAAGGTATTCATTTTGCCCTGAACAGGCTGGATGCACACTTGCACAGGTTTTACCGCCGGAATGGTTTCTCAAATGATGGCTACATACTGGTTATTGATTTTTCTAAGTATTTCGACAACATACTGCACGAGCCTGTTTATCAGGATTTGCAGAAAAATTTCACAGACGAGCGGATCATCAACCTTGCGGCACAGTTGATCCGCCCTTTTTGTGCTGATAGGAAAGATGGCAAAGAGATTTCGCTAGGAATTGGCAGTCAAATATCACAAATCCTGGCGGTGCGTTTCCCAAATGGCATAGATCATTTTATAGAGCAGGAGCTTGACGTACATGAACACGGTAGGTATATGGATGATTCCTACCTGATACATGAAAGCAAGGAGTATTTACAATACTGCTTAGAAGTTCTGAAAGAGAAATTCGCTGAGAAAGGTATCATAGTCAACACAAAGAAAACGCAGATTATCAAATTGTCGCCCTGGTTTACTTTCCTAAAATTCAGGTACAAACTGACCGAAACCGGCAGAGTGGTTGTTAAGCCATGCAAAGATTCTGTTACCAGAGAGCGGAGGAAGTTGCACAAGCTGAAACCTAAATTTGATAACGGAGAGCTGAGCTTCGGAGATTTGAGAACACAGTACGCTTCCTGGAGAGGGTACATAGAGTACGCCGATTCCTACCGCACAATCTGTAACATGGACAATATTTTTAATCAGCTGTATGTACCGGCTGGAGAATGGAGGTAAAAAATGAATCGCTTAAAATTCAAAGGCAGCGACCAGTTTTATACTGGAGAGGTAACGCCCATCGGAAGAAATAAAGTCTCCATCGAATTTGTTGGAGGTATACCGAAAGGCATTGATACCTCTTTGATTGAGGCTTTCACTCCTGGAGGGGTGAAGTTCCTGGAATTAACAGGGTTCACAACAGAGTACAGACGAGTGGATGCAAGTCTGGTTCTCTCAAATGACGGCTCTGCTTTCGTAGGTGAAATCATCCAGGAGATCGACCAGGAAAAAGCTCTGGAGGATGCAAAAACATCTAAGAAAAATGAAATGTGCAGTATCTGTAATGCCACGATTATCGCCGGATGTGATGTCACGGTTTCCGATTCCCCGGAGCATTTCCGACTGACAACTGACGATCAGCTGAATCTGTTTGGAAAGCAGATCCAGCTTATGACAGGAGCTGAGAGATTCGAGTATCACGAGGACGGTAACCCTTGCAGATATTTCTCTGCTGAGGAGATGCAGAAAATCATCACAGCCACCATGGCATATAAAACGTACCACACAACGTATTGCAATGCTCTGAATATGTGGATCAAGAACGCAGAAACCCTGGAGGAAGTAAATTCTATCTACTACGGGGTTGAAATTCCGGAAGCCTACCAGAATGAAGTCCTTAAAGACCTCATTGTAAAGATGGGCTCATGAGAAAACTGGTTAAATTCTTGATCTTGCTGTCGTCCGGAGGATTGATATACGTTTTAATAGAGCTTCTTTACAGAGGGAGAAGCCACTGGAGCATGTTCCTGGTAGGTGGGATATGCTTCGTCCTGATCGGAGGTCTCAACAACTGGTTCCCCTGGAACTGGTCCATCCTCCGTCAGATGGGTATATCAGCTGCCATTGTGACGGCGGTAGAATTTGTTTCTGGCATACTGCTGAACATGGTCCTGAACTTGGACGTATGGGATTACAGCAATATGCCTTTTAATATTTACGGTCAGATATGCCTGCCGTTTACGGTGATCTGGTTCTTTCTTTCGTTCCTGGCTATTGTGGCGGATGATTTTCTCCGCTGGCTATGGTTCGGGGAGAGATTCCCTGAATACCACCTTTTCACAAAGGAGGAGTAGGGCTTTGGAGGAAAAAGAACTTTTAGAGCTTCAATGTAGCATCATCGAATGGCAGAAAAATATCATAGGGGAGCTTATGAGACTGTACAGCACAGAACCGGAGTTTCACATACCGGAGGAATTGCAGCAGCAAATCCACGAGGTAAAAGAAATGTACCGGAAGCTGAACACACTATAACCGGAGAAAGGAGGTCGTCATGGATGAAGTAGTGGTTCTTTCAATACCGCAGATCATTATTACTTTCGTGGCAGCCATGGGGATTCCGTCAGCATTGACGAGTTACATGCTCAGCCGCCATGAGAAACGCCTGGAGAAGCGTGACGAGCAGAGGGAAAAAGAGAGAGCAAAGAAAGAAAAGGACATGGACAAGCACCAGCTGTTACTCCTGGAGACAATCAATGCATCTCTCGCCCTCGGAGAAGCCACCGCAAGAGCTGTCCAGCGTATTCCTGATGCGAGATGCAACGGTGATATGCACGCAGCCCTGGAGTATGCTCAGAAAGTAAAACACGAGCAGAAAGATTTCCTCCGGGAACAGGCACTCGAAAATCTACATGAGGTGCCTTAAATTTGGCATTTTGCCTTGTGAGTGAATATTTCCTCACATAAACACACCAAAAGCCTCCACGAGCCTATAACGCTTTCAGAGGCACCAATATTTTAAACAGGAGGTACATAGAAATGGCAACCAATGTAATTTTAATCTTTGTTATCGTAGTCGGTGTTATCCTTGTAGGAACCGGATTGTATGTTTACTTACGCAACCGCTCCATGGAGGAGATCAGAGCGGATGTTTACCATCTGTTCCTTGTTGCAGAGCATACGTTCACAGAATCCGGATCTGGTAAACAGAAAATGGAGTGGGTTATCAGTAAGGCGAGAGGCCTCTTGCCTGGCTGGCTCCAGACCTTTGTAACCGATGAAGTGATTCTCCGGATTATTCAGGGCTGGTTTACAGCAGTCAAGGATTTACTGGACGATGGTAAATATAATAATTCGGTAAAATAAAGCAGAATGAGAGAGCCTGGGCGAAAAGCCTGGGCTTTTTCATATCCGGAAAGGAGCAGAGAATGACAGAAAAACAAATGTTTGATTTTCTGGTGACTGGCGGACTGTCAGAACATGGAGCGGCGGTTCTCCTGGGACATTTCCAGGCTGAAAG